CCTGTAACTGTAAAATATGCTCCTCCGACAATCGTAACATTAGATACGGCGCCAGTTAAAGCTTCACCTGTTATATCGATAATATTCTGACTGGTTGTAGTAACATTACCTAGATTAAGAGTAAGGTCCTCGCCAGTAATAACCGCACCAGCCCCTGCACCTATTGTTATACTACCTAGATTAGATGTTAATTCTTCGCCTGTGATTGAAAAAATACTTCCAGTTCCTGCGATAACAGTTCCGATATAAGTATTCCATTCTCCAGAATTCCATTCATTTCTACCCCAACCGACACCCCAATTAAGATCACTTGTAAGTGGTAAACCAGTTTGAGATATTATTGATCCAGTTCCCTCAAGAATTGAAACATTCGCTAAAGAAGTGGTAAGAAGTCCTGCGCTTGTAACTGGAACAGCTCCTAGAAAAGTACCCCATGGACCTTGACTCCATTCACTTCTGCCCCAACCTTTATTTAATTCTCCAGTGACAGTAGCAGTTCCTAAAGATGATGTAAGTCCAATTCCAGTGATTACTGCACCAGAAACTGAATTATTCCAAGTTCCTAAATTCCACTGACCTTGACTCCATGTACTTGCCATAAGGAGTTACCTCCCTATGTTATACGGATCAGTGCAGTAGAAGCATTGGCATTTGGAAACTGAATCTCGAATGTACCGTTCGTTGATGTTTTAACTTCTCCAAAATCTAAAACAGCAATAGCTGCATTAGAAAAGGTAGTATTATAAATCACTGCAGCTTGAGCTGAGATTGTCGCATTAGCCCATGAGACATTATCAGCATCAAAAATCGCAGTACTTCCATCAAGCGTTACAGCCATACCTGTCATCGCTGCTCCACCTGCTGTGTAGTTAGTTCCACTAGCTTCATTCGTAGTTGCATAAGCTGTAGTGGAAGCATTCAATGTTGCTGTGTTATCAAAGAGAGCTACTTTTAAAGTATCAGCTTCCAGATTAGCAGTGGTATCCATCAAGTCTTCTTTAAAGACGTTGCAAAGTGCTTGTACGATCGCCATTTTATTGTCCTCCTGTTAAAGTATTTTCACCAAGAGGACTGCCAGGAAAAGTATAATCAGTTCTTCTTCTTCTTCGAGCTTGATTGTTAATCGTAGCAACCGCTTCGGTGTATTTTTTATTGTATATAGTATAGTCTTCTATGTTCTTTGTAAAGAGATTTGCTTCAGAAAGACAACCAAAAAGTAAACCATAAGGAGCATTATTCGAATACCAATTAGTTGTTACATTAGAAGATAAACCAGCTATATTAGAAGTATATCCTAATTGACACGTATATCCGCTATCAGGTGTAGGAGCTATTAATAGAACATCATCTGTAAAATTGGCAAAATATTTAGGTACTCCTGTAATTGATACATTAGGCCAGTATTCTTGTAAATATTCTGTAGGTTTAATCTGTAAAAAACTTTTCTCGCCATTAACTATTACATTTAAATAATTAATTAATTTAGTACTTGTAGGAATATTTAAATAAGGATCATCAGCAGTAAAGGCAGAAGCTTGTTGTGATTCAAAGCCTATAGGATCAACTTCTCTCGATAATCTAAATTCTGTTGCTGCTATAAAATTTGGAATCTGGGCAACGAAATCAGTTCCTGTATTTTCCATCCAGGTTTGAATATCACTTGTTAGACTTGTGTATGTCATCGCCATTTTTCTTTTCCTTTTTTAAACCGTGCCCTTTTAACTTATGCTTATCCTTCTCAGCCACACTAAATTTTGACCAAATGTTTCCTTTAAATGCATGTGTTCCATAATGAGTTAGTGGACTCATTAGATCAGCATAAATCTTTCCTTTTATTTTTTGCCAAAGTCGACAAAAAGCATAATCCTCACTTAAATATCTATTACTTTTTTCATCAATAATACAGTCAAAAAATGCATAACAATTATTTGATTTAAAGACCTGACCATTGATAATCTGATCAGTCGTATATTTAAGATAAGGAAAAGCTTTTATTAGCTTAAAAAAGACTTCTTTTTTAATCAACATAAAGCCAGTAGCGGAATCCAGAACTTCTACAAATCCTTTATCCATTTGAATATTTTTAGGATTAACGAAATTAATGTTATAACCTAGAGATTTTTGCTCCAACATATCAAACTCTCCTTTCTTACACATTTTTTCAACACCTTGCCAATCTATACTTTTTCGAGGATATACTCCTGTAACTATATCCTTATCGAAGTCAATCATTCTCTTAACACTTGCTGCTGTAAAACCTATATCAGCATCAATAAACATTAAATGAGTATGCTCCTCTGGTTCTTTTTCACATAAATCTAAAAATTGAGCAACAAGAGTATTTCTCGCCCGAGTAATAAGACTTTCGTTTCCCATTGTATTTATATGTAATTTCCAATCTTTTTGTTGAGAAAAAAGAGATGATAGTTTTAATACTCCATGAAAATAGCCTTCGCATAATAGACCTCCATATGCAGGGGTTGATAACGTAACGCCAATTTTTTTATGTTTTGGAATATCTTTAGATTCACTATCACTCATGTGATAACGATAGTAACACTTCCTAAGCCAGATGTTAACAAATTTGTTGTAATTGAACCAAGACCATTGTATTGTGAAGGAATTGTCGGTGGAAAAATAGGTTCAAGCTGGTCAGGTACTCCTCCCGTTTGAGATAAGTTCGCTTGAGGTCTAGCATTTTTTAAAGCTGTCGCATCAGTAAAATAAGTTAAAGAGAGCTGAGGTTGTTTAGGTTCCCATTCTGAATCATGAACGAAAGCTCCAGTCCATTCAAATCTCATTTCATTATAAGGAAAAGCTAATCCACTTCTATCTGAAATTGCAAGTGCAAATTCTCCTGGAGCCCACTTCTGAAAAGGGGCTCTTTTAGGTCTCTTTCCTTGTCCTGGTAAATTAGACATAATATTTAAGTTCCGTTATAATATGAAGTCGATGGAATAATCCTAGTTGAAGGACTATCATCACCAGCTATTAGTCTTTCAAAAGCTGATTCATAATCTAATTTTAATTCCGCACGTCTATTAATATCAATATTAGGTCTTTTTTGAGATAAAAAGAAAGTTAGTCCCGAACACATACATTCAATCGCACGCGAGGGAACATCTGTATTTTGTTCTACTCCAGCAACAGTACTTGCTGTAACGTCCATAATTCTTCGAATCCTCCAATAATTTACAACATCTGTGGAATCATCTGGAGCTGGATATAAATAAATCTTAGGTGTTGATGTTCTTTGAAGATAAAATTGAGTCGGTCTTGACTCTGTCGCTTTATTTTGAATTGCTGAATAATCATTAAGACCTAATCTTGACATCGCATAATATAATCCAGTACTTTCTTTAATATTAGCATTAATTATATCTATCGTATCTGCGGGAAGATCGTATGAGATTGTACTCTTAACTATTGTTAAATCCTTTTCTTCGACAGTCCATTGATTATAACCACGATTAGCCCAATCACTAAACATAATATTTAAGCTACGTCTAGCAGATCGTACATCATAGCCTAGAATTGGATCTCCTCCAATTCGATCATATGCTTCTTGTATTACGTCATTTACCGTTAAAGCAAATGTCGCTTGATCTGATAAAGCCATTTTTGATTATCCCCAAAATGCTGTAATTGCAGTAACATTTGTCATTGTTGCATTACAATTGGTTGAAAATCTTATTCCTTCTTGTGGAAACGAAATCCATATTTGACCACTATCAACTCCTGCTGCAGTATCCATCGTTAATAGATTAGTTCCTCCGTCGTCAAAAACGACTGTTCCTGCATTAGCTGTTGGAAGAGCTACGCAACCATAAAGTCTAACGGGTCCTGCAGAAATTGCTCCAGTTGTTGTTCGTCTAACTGCTGTAATATTTGATCCTGCCATATTCTTCTCCTATGTATATTTTACTAAGTTCGTTAATCTCTTTTCAAGATCAACAGCCCTTTGCATTGGGCTAGTATATCCTGTTATCTGGGCGAGTAAAGCTTTTTGATTCTCCTTTTGTTGAAGGTCGCTTAGAACAGTCGTACCCTTATAAGGATCTGCTGTTTCCCCTTCCCACTCAGGGACATCAAGTGGTACACCTGTGGTGAAGCTCTCGAAAGTATCGATAACTTCTTTAATTCCGTCTAGTTTTTTTTTAAGTTCTTTATCGGATTCTTCTTCTTCCAATTTACCTTTTTCTATAAGCTCCTTAGCTTTAATAACAGCTGCTGCATCATATTCAACTTGTCCTTCTGTATCAAGTGTTTCATATTCACCAACCTCTGTCTCTAATTCCTTCTTTGCTTTTTCTTTTTCTGAAAATTCTAAATATTTCTTCTTCTTTTCATCTTCAGCGTCATCTTTTTTAAAAAAATCAGAAGCTTTGTCAACAGCGGTCTTTAACCATTCAGGACCATACTGATTCCAATATTCTTTAAATGCATTCTCTGCCATAACTTATAAAACCTTTAATTTACTAAAAAATAAATCGCAATAATTACCACCACTACAGTAGCGGATATCTTTGGATTAGCTTTTGC